ATTGCTTTGGGCTTCAGCTTGACTGAAGAGGCTATCGAAGATAACTTGTATGACTCACTGTCTGCTCGTTACACGAAAGCTTTGGCCCGCGCTATGGCTTACACCAAGCAAGTTAAGGCTGCTGCTGTTTTGAATAACGGCTTCAGCGCTGCTTACACTGGTGGTGATGGTGTCGCTTTGTTCTCTAGTGCACACCCCTTGGTGTCTGGCGGTACTAACAGTAACGTTCCTTCTACCCCCGCTGACTTGAACGAAACATCGTTGGAAAACGCTGTTATTCAGATTAGCTTGTGGACAGATGAGCGTGGCTTGTTGATTGCTGCTAAGCCTAACAAGTTGATCGTTCCACCTGCATTACAGTTTACGGCAACTCGCTTGCTTGAGACTGAATTGCGTGTGTCTACTGCTGACAACGACATCAACGCATTGAAGAATAATGGTTCTATTCCTGGTGGATTTACCATTAACCACTTCTTGACCGATACTAACGCTTGGTTCCTGACCACAGACGTTCCTAACGGCATGAAGCACTTTGTGCGTACTCCTTTGTCACAGTCTATGGACGGTGACTTTGATACTGGTAACGTCCGTTACAAGTCTCGTGAGCGTTACAGCTTCGGCTGGTCTGACCCTCTGGGCATGTACGGTTCTTCCGGTGCTTAATATTTCTTAGGAAATATTTGAATGGGGGCCTTGTGCCCCCTTTTCTTTTGTTGTATATTGCTTTAAACCCGGGGTTATCCGGTGCATTAGACTAGTCCCGGCTAGACGACATACAGACTAATGCACTCCACTTGTATGTAAGGAAAAATCATGGCATCGACCACCTTCTCCGGCCCAGTAACGTCCACAAATGGCTTTATTGGCGCAGTAACCGGTAACGTTACCGGCACAGTAACAGGCAACGTTGACGCAACTGCAGGCTACGTTCAGCTTACAACTGCTACTACCACGCAAATTGCTGACGCTACATCAACTGTAAATACTGTTGGCAAAGCCGCAGGTACCATTGTGTTTAACACTACTTTGGGTACTTTGAAGATTGCTACAGGCGCTACAGCCACTAGCACTTGGGTGAACGCTGACGGCACGACTGCTGTTACACCATCCTAATTAGGAGCATCAAATCATGATGCAAACAGACGTAAAAGCCAAATCTTTGGCCGCATCTGGCTCGGTGTATGGGGATCGTACTCGCGTTCGCGGTATGGTAATCACACCCGCCGCATCTGCTGGTAGCGTTACTCTTAAAGATGGCGGCTCTAGTGGTACAGAGATTATGGCAATCACCACCGTTGCAAATGGGGAGACGTTTAACGTACTTATCCCAGCCGAAGGTGTTCTTTTTAGCACAAATGTTTATGCAACTTTGAGCAACGCCTCCGTAACGGTGTTCTATGGCTAAGAGTCCAGCATGGCAGAGGAAAGAAGGCAAGTCCGAGAAGGGCGGCTTGAACGCCAAAGGCCGAGCCTCTGCGAAAGCGCAAGGCATGAATTTGAAACGGCCCCAGCCCGAAGGCGGCTCTCGGCGCGACTCTTTCTGTGCGAGGATGGGCGGCATGAAAAAGAAGCTAACCTCTGCCAAAACCGCCAACGATCCGGATTCACGGATCAACAAAGCTCTTAGAGCATGGAATTGCTGATATGACTCAACATGACACAGCTAAAGCAGTCGCAGATGGCGCAGCAGTCTTAACGACTGTTGGCGTTATGGCTACGTGGCTTCCGCCTTTGGCTTCACTGTTTACGATCATTTATCTTGGGCTTCGTATTTGGGAGTCTGATACTGTTCGTGAAATGACTAATCGTGCTAAGGCTAAAGATGCCATCGACGAGTAAGAAACAACACAACTTTATGGCGGCAGTGGCTAAAAACCCTGCATTTGCTAAGAAAGTTGGTATCAAGTCTAGTGTTGGTGAAGAGTTCATCAAAGCTGACAAGGGTAGGAAATTTGGTTCTGGCGGCATGACACGTCCAGATGTTCAGAAAGTAAACAAGCCAAAAACCCAACACGGGAAAATGGCACTCTTTAACGAAGGTGGCGATATGAAACAAGTGGATATGAAAAAGAACCCCGGTGTAGCCAAGTTACCTACAGCCGTACGTAATAAGATGGGCTTTATGAACAAAGGCGGCATGGCTGAAGGCAAAAAGTCAGACATGAAGCAAGACAAGGGCATGATGCAAAAAGCCGTGAATAAACACGAAGGTCGTTTGCATAAAGGCGCGACTATGACTAAGCTGGCTGGTGGTGGCATGGCCGCATCTAAAATGGGCGCTGTTAAGACTGGTAAAACACCAGACGGTGTTGTTTCTAAGGGTAAAACCAAAGGAACAATGATTGCCATGAAACGCGGCGGCAAAACCTGCTAAGGAGATAATTATGGCTACTAAAGAAGACGCAATCCAAGAAATGATGGACGCAAAAATGCGTAAAAAAGCTGGCGCTGCTTATGACAAAGCAATGCCTGAACCCGATACTACTACTGGCAATTTTGATAGCTTTCGCAAACAAAAGCAGGGCGAAATTGCAACTCGACAAGCAGCTACAGATGCTGCAAAACAAGCTAGAGATGATGCTAAAGCTAAAGCTGTTTATGAACAGTCCGTTAGAAAATATGAACGTGAAAAAATGTTAAACCCTGATGGAATAAACAAGAGCCTTGATAAAGGTCTTGATACTATTGGGGACAAAGTGCGATCAGTTGGTGAATTTTTTGGTTCCAATAGAATGACAAGCATGGACGATAAAGCCCAAATGAAAGCCCGCAAAGATGTAAAAGGTTATGCTAAAGGTGGTTCAGTTTCTTCTGCATCTAAACGTGCTGATGGCTGCGCTATAAAAGGCAAGACTCGCGGAAAGATGGTGTAACCATGCGAGCAAGCCGTGGAATGGGGGATATCGCCCCCTCTAAAATGCCTAACGGGGCTAAAAAAGCTCGTCGGGATGACACGGACTTTACTCAATATAAAGAGGGCGGTAAGGTAAACGCTGCTGGCAATTACACAAAACCTAGTCTGCGCAAGCGGATTGTGTCCCAAGTAAAAGCCGCAGCAACGCAAGGCACTGGCGCAGGTCAGTGGTCAGCACGCAAAGCACAGCTTGTTGCCAAGAAGTACAAGGCGGCTGGAGGTTCATACCGTGACTAAACTGTGTTTGAAATGTGACACCGAAAAACCACTGGACGACTTCTATAAGTTTTTTGATAAGTGGTCGGGCAAACATTATTCAAGCGCTCGCTGCAAACCTTGCCATCAGGAGTACAAACGCGAAAGCCCTACTACTCCACGCAATCGCAAGGCGGAAAAATTACAATTGCGGTATGGGCTAACGTATGAGCAGTGGGAGCAAATGCGTGCAAACGAGGGTAATGCTTGCATGATATGCGGTATCACGGAAGATGAAATTGACAAAAAACTTGATGTAGATCATTGTCATACAAGTGGAAAAGTTCGAGGTATTTTGTGTAATCCATGCAACAATATGATTGGCCATGCCAAAGACAATATTGCAGCCTTGCGCGCGGCGGCTGATTATCTTGAACAAAACGCAAACGGATACAAAGGTTTTGAGACATGAAAGCGCCTCAGAAATCATTGAAGGACTGGGGCGACCAAAAATGGAGAACCAAAAGTGGAAAACCGTCTAGTAAAACAGGTGAGCGATACCTTCCAGAAGCTGCGATCAAAAGTCTCAGCCCTGCTGAGTACGCTGCAACAACGTTGGCGAAACGTAAGGGCAAAAAGGCCGGGAAACAATTCGTAGCCCAACCCAAAACAATTGCAAAGAAAACAGCAGGGTATAGATAATGGCTAAGACTACCGGAACCACGGCCTTTAATTTGGACATGAACGACCTCATTGAAGAGGCGTTTGAGCGTTGCGGTCAAGAACTTCGTACTGGTTATAACTTTCGTACAGCCCGCCGTTCATTGAACCTTTTGACAATTGAATGGGCAAATCGCGGTATAAATTTCTGGACTGTTGAGCAAGGTCAGATTGTGTTGGTTACAGGGCAAGCGATATACCCCATGCCTGTGGATACGATCAACTTGCTAGACACTGTAATTCGTCAGAATAACAGTACAACAAACCAAACAGACATCAATATCAGCGGCATCTCTGAGTCTACCTACATGAGCTTGCCCAATAAGCTGGCTCAAGGTCGCCCTATTCAGATGTGGTTTAACCGCCAATCTGGGCAAGAAAACTTGTCTACAGTAACGCTAAGCGGCAATATCAACAGCACGGATACATCTATTACAGTGTCTTCAGTTGCTAATTTAGCTACGGCTGGCTTCATTAAGATTGATAACGAGACAATCAGTTACCCCAACATTGTTGGCAATCAACTGGTTAATTGCGCTCGTGGGCAGAACAATACAACCGCTGCAAGCCATACGTCAGGCGCGGCACTAACAATTCAGAACATACCCGCTATTAATATTTGGCCAACACCCAATGCTCCTGGCGATCAGTACACCCTTGTGTACTACAGAATGCGCCGCATTCAAGACGCTGGGACAGGTACATCTGTTCAAGATATTCCTTTCCGTTTTATTCCTTGCATGGTGGCCGGTTTAGCCGTTCAATTGAGCATGAAGCTACCTGACATAGACCCGCAAAGAATTATGGCTCTAAAAGCCGATTATGAGCAGCAATGGGACATAGCGCAGGCAGAAGACCGTGAAACAGCACCGTTGAGATTTGTGCCAAGGAATTTGTTCTATGCCTAATCGGTTTGCATCCGGTAAGTTTGCGATTGCCGAGTGTGATCGCTGCTCTGGGCGTTACAAGCTCAAGGAATTGCGCACGCAAACGGTTAAGACCAAGCCTTTTAAAATTAAGGTTTGTCACGAATGTTGGGATCCAGATCATCCGCAGTTGCAATTGGGTATGTACCCAGTTAATGATCCCCAAGCAGTACGTGAACCAAGGCCGGATGTAAGTTATCAAGTATCTGGTCAAAGTGGACTTCAAACTAATGACACCAACGGTACTAGTGTGGATCAGTTTGGATATCCTGAAGCGGGTAGTCGAGTATTTCAGTGGGGATGGAACCCAGTAGGGGGTTCTAGAAATTTTGATGCAGCATTAACACCAAATAATTTGGTTTTAACCATAGAACTTGGTACAGTTACGGTAACAGTTACATAGGAGCTAAACATGGCATACACAAGATCAGCGGACGGGATTGCTAAAAAAGGCAAAACAGTCGGTAAAAATTACGGCGACAGTGGCCCAACTGTAGCTACAGAAAATGGCCCCAAGAAGCATACTGTTGGCAAAACAAATGCTGACATGAAGAAAATGGGTCGTGGTCTGGCTAAAATTGCTAATCAAAAGCGAGGCTAATCATGGCTACATACAGCAAAAAAATGATGGGTAAAGAAGTTGGCGATGGCGCTGTTTATGCACCACCCCACACTATGACTGGTAAAGCAACAACTGTTTCTACCAATCCTGGCTCTCTTCCTAATCGCAGTAGTGCAAACACAGTTGATATGGCTGTGGGTAATATTTACCGCAACCCTGAAGGTAAACCTGCAAAAACATCCGGCATTAAAATGCGCGGCACAGGCGCGGCTACTAAAGGCACAATGTCTAGGGGCCCAATGGCATGAACTACACCGAGTTAAAAGCCGCGATCATTGCTTATACAGAGAATCAGGAAGCGTCTTTTGAGGCGGAAATTCCTGTCTTTGTTGAGCAGGCTGAGCAGCGTATTTACAACTCGGTTCAATTTCCTTCTATTCGTAAGAATGTGGTAGGTGTAACATCTACAAACAATAAGTACTTAGAGTGCCCGTCAGACTTTTTGGCAGTGTATTCCATGGCAATTATTGATGGCACGGTAGCTTCTGGTACATACGAGTATTTGTTAAACAAAGACGTTAACTTTATTCGACAGTCTTACCCACAGGCAGACGATACTGGGATACCACGGTATTACGCATTGTTTGGCCCTCAGTCAGCTAACTTAGCTGAGTTGTCGTTTATTCTTGGCCCAACGCCTGATGCAATCTATAACGTTGAGTTGCACTATTACTACTACCCAGAGTCTATTGTGACGGCAGGTACTACATGGCTTGGTGATAACTTTGACACTGTGCTTTTGTATGGTTCGTTGGTTGAAGCGTACACCTACATGAAAGGTGAGCAAGATATCATGACTTTTTACAATGCTAAATACCAAGAAGCTCTTGGTTTGGCTAAACGTTTGGGCGATGGCATGGAACGTCAAGATGCTTATCGTTCGGGTCAGTATCGTCAAAAGGTAACCTAATGGCTTTTATTGGCAACTTCTCTTGCAATACTCTTCGTGTAGCTATGACTACAGGCACGATTAACTTTGCAACTGATTCTTTTAAGCTTGCGCTGTATACCAATTCAGCTACGCTGGATGAAACTACAACAACGTATACCTCAGTAGGTGAATCATCAGGTGGAAATTATGTTGCTACTGGGCAAGCAGTAATAGCTACACTCAATTACGCAACAACTACAACTGGTAGCATTGCCTACGTAACGTTTTCCTCCCCTGCTTGGACAGGTTCAATTACTGCTCGTGGAGCATTGATATACAAAGTTGGTGGAACAGCTCCAGCCATTTGTGTTCTTGACTTTGGCAATGACAAAACTTCTGTTAACAGTTTTACTGTAACAATGCCTACAGATACCAGCACTTCTGCCCTCATCAGACTTTCATAAGGATTTAATATGACCACGGAAAAACTCAAAGTAACTGACCACATTTCTAGCGGTCTTATTGCTGGCACTCAGTCAGGCGAACAAGCCAAGGCTACGGGCGTTTACTACGTTGAATGCCACGACAAAGACGGCAAGCTCAAGTGGTCTGCTGAAACTAAGAACTTGGTAGTTAATGAAGGTCTTCAGTACATGGCTGGCACGGCTCTGACTTCAGTTGCACAGATTACCACTTGGTACATCGGCCTGTACGGTGCTGGGGCTTCTAATACGCCTGCGGCTACAGACACGATGTCTTCGCACATTGGCTGGACTGAAGTTGTGCCTTACAGCAATGCAACCCGTGTGGCGGCTACGTTTGCCACAGCTACGACTGCTAACCCTTCTGTGGTGACCAATGCGGCTTCTCCTGCTACGTTCAACATCAACGCAACTTCCACTGTTGGCGGTGCGTTCTTGACCAGCGGTAGTGCTAAAAACGGTACGACAGGAACATTGTTTTCAGCGGCTGACTTTGCGGCTCCCGGTGATCGCTCGGTGGTATCTGGCGACATTATTTCTGTTACCTACACGTTTAGTTTGGCTGCTTGAGGTCTAAATGGCTGAAGGCGGCTGGGGTTCTGGCACATGGGGTCAGGCTGGCTGGGGTGATTCAGTCTATGACCGGGTTGTCGATGAAACTGCGACAGGGACAGATGC